GAGTACCTGTTAGTTCATAGTACATACACGCATATGCTGCTGCTTGAACAAAATATCCATCAATCCACTCTCGTGGTTTAGGTGCTTTAGAAGTCTTAAAGTCAATGACTGCTAATTCTCCTTCATACTCTGCTATACAGTCTACTGTACCTGCAACACCCAACTCTTTACTATAAAGAGATCCCTCTAACGAATGAATATTGTCAATTTTGTTAAGGGTAGGTTTCGCAATTTTATAGAGATAATCTGATAATGGCTGAACTTTAGGAAGATTGTCATTTAACAAATAATGCTCTACTAAGGTATGCATATCAGTTCCACGAGAAGTTGCCTTACGAGTAATCTCATTAGCTTTCTTCTCACCAATCTTCTTACGCCATTTAGCGAATTTTTCTCTATTGTAGTGACTAGTTACCGAAGTAATAGATACTAATTTTAATAATTCTTCCCCATTGGGAACTTTATAGTATCTGACACCATCAACAGTTTCTCTCTCCAATGGAGGGAGTACTACTGGTACATGATTAAACATTACATAGACATTGCGTGTTTGGTAGTTAGATACTCTTTACATAAACCTGAACGGACTATATCTTCAAGACCGAATTCGATACATGAAAATGATTTCATCTGTTGCAAGATTCTCATAAAGTCAATGATACCATTTCTCTCTCTATCTCTGGTAAGGTCACTTTGAGTAGCATCACCACAGAACATGATTTTGGTATCTTCTCCAACTCTTGTTATTATACTATCTAACTCGTGAAAATTCAAGTTTTGGCATTCATCTACTATTACAATAGAACTATCAAGTGTAGTTCCCCTTATAAAAGAAGTACTCCAAAAGGAAATGGTCTCCTGCATTTTAAGGTTTCCATACAACATCTCAAAATCTGCATCAGTATTCATCTCGAACATGTATTTCACCATGTTCTTATAAGGAATCTGATATAGTGCAGACTTATCTTCATGGTCACCAGGTAGGAAACCAATCTCACGAGTGCTTACAAGAGACCTAACCATGTAGATCTTCTGATAGGGTGTCGTATGATCTAATACCTCTTTAAGAGCATTGTAGAGTGCTATAAAGGTCTTTCCTGTACCAGCACAACCATATGCAAAAAGATGTTTACCTGCTTTATAATCATCAAAAAATCTTTTCTGATTATCTGTTAATGGTTGAATATCATTTAAGAAATCACTACTAATAGGTTTCTTTCTCTTCATTTGCTTGGCAGTTAATCCAATACCAGTAACAGCATTAGCAGTTTTTCTTTTCCGTGGCATATTAGTCTAAAGTAAGTTTTTGGCGATTTTGACCTGTTTTCTGAGCTCTTCCTAAGATCTCATTCCATCCAGGTTTAGATTTTCTAAGTTTATCTTTCCACTCACCAACTTCTCCTACACCAGGCATTGTTGATGGATCAGACCAATCTCTAGTCCAATCGGGATTATCTTCAGTCCATTTACTCCATTCATGTACGCTCATTGCGACTTCTTTTTGTTCGCCAGTCTCTTTGTGAATTACAGGATAGGTAGCCATAAAACTTTACAAGGTAGTGTTATTTAGAGTGGTACTAAATTGTCTTCTTTAGTAGTTCCACTATTAGCAGGATTGCTAAGAACTATATCAAAAGCAATAGTAATCCTAGGAACATCATCTTCATGAATAGTACAATCATGAATAACCCAACTAGGGAACATAGTCATTCTACCATCAATATTATCACTAGTATATACATCATGATTAAAAGGATGGTAATAATTTGTAGAAGTATCATATGATTGAACTACAAAATTACCACTTAAATAGGCATGTTCATGATGACCATGACAATGCTTATTGATTAATTGACCTTTACGCATCACATTAGCCCAACATCTAACCTTTAAGTTTAAGTCTGGTATTTTACCAAGAGAACCTTTAATATATTCATTATGAAATGAAACAATCTCTCTATGCAATTTCTTACATACAGGATAGTCCCATTTTAAAACATTAAAATGATTAAATCTAGAAGTTAAACAATCTTTACCCAATCCAATAGCACCACAAGCATCAAGTTCCTCTATCGTGGAATCTGCCCAAAAATCTGAATATTTTTCTTTAATTATCTTTTCTTCTTTTAAAACTATACTAGAAAGAGATTTTACATCAATATCAAGATCATTTTCAGCAATATAATATCCCCATTGAGGAGCAAATGGGGATTGTGGATCTTTACTAAAAAAAGATTCAACTTTGGTCATACCCAACCTAGTGCTTCAGATACATTTGGAAATACATCAATAAAAACTCCTCTACATGCTTCAGCAATGTCCATATGCTCTTTCTGAGTACCATGAGCAGATCTAAGATCTATGTAATGAGCCCATGATCGACAAGAACCAGTCATATACAATTTCGTAGGTGTAGCAAGAGGTAGAACAAATCTAGCACATTCCTTAGCAACACCTTGACGAATTAACTCATTATAAAGGTCTTTTGCTGCATAAAAATGCTTCGCAATACTAAGTTCTAAATCTTTCTGTTTTTTATCATCAATATCATCAATACTGTTCTGACGATTCTTAAGATCTTGCCTACGAAGTTCTGGAATAGGTATATCACCTAAAGCATTAGTATTAGCATATCTCTGACTAAATTCTTGGAAGGTAAATGACCTATGACGAAGAATTTGAGCCGCAAGACCTCTAGTAGTCGATATTTCAACAGTCATATATGCCTGTTCAAATACTGACCAATGATTATGTTTTATACAGTACTTTAATAATCCTGCATAGTTTGGATTATCTTGATTATTGGGATTAGAGACTCTGGCAATATATGCCATTTGCTCTTCAGGATTTGGCGTTACCTGAATCAATTTGACTGTCATTTTGTAGTTTTCTCAGTTGTTTCAATTTAAGTTGTGCTTTAGCATTTCTCTTTGCCTGACGCATATATCTGAGTTCTTCCTCAGAATACATTTCAGGATGCTTCAGTGCTTTCTTCACCAATTTGATCGTTTCCTTTAGTCGCATAATACGCTTTAAAATAACCTGCTAGTCCGTTTGTTGTAACTTGTTTACTACACCAATCATCGGCACATTCATAAATGGCACGGTTGGCATAGGTACTATTACCGTATTTAGACATCAGGATTTTAAGAACCTCTTGTCGTAGCTTAAGTTTTTCTTCGCTAATCGGGGTATCCATCATCATCATCCCAAACTTCTTCTACATCTCCGACAGGAGGTTGTGTGTATGCTTCAGTATCAGAATAAATCTCTGATTCCAATTCTTCCTGAATTTCTTTTAATGCTCTTATTAGAACTTTTAACTTACCTTTATTCATTTAAAGATTGTTTAGAAGGTTGTCTAAAGTACTTGTTTATTACCTCTATTTGATCATGATACCTAGCAATTTTGTCTATTTCGCATTGAATTGCTTCGGTAATATCAGAATGCTCTCCAATACCAGCAGGATGCTCCAAATAGACATTTACATTAGCTTTGTGTTTTTCAATCTCTCCAGTAGCATGTGATAACACTGCTCTGAGTAATTGTTCTCTCATGTGTAGCATTTTACCTCCTAACATAGGATCTATTATATATTAAAAAAGGAGGGGTGTCTACCCCTCCTTAAAGTTATGCAAGATTTTTATCAAGATGCCGAAACGACTTTCTTTTCAAATTTAACCCCACGATATGTGAGAGTTGACTTGTCAGAAGGACATTCTGTTTTCTTAGCATCTGTGTCGTATGAGACACCACGATATGTGACTTGTGCCATTGGTTTACTCCTAAAGTAGTAGAGGTGGATTAGACCCCGTTCCTTCAGTCGGCTTTTGCGTCCCAAGGACATGTACTCATCTCTTCCTTAACAACCTGAATCATTTCGATTCTGGTCTCTTCCCTGATATCGTATTCTTTCATCGCTTCGATGACAGCATACGCATCAGAACAAGTAAAGGCAGTTGCGATTAGTAGTTCCATTGAGATGAACGATAACCCGTTCCGAGTCGGCTTACTTGCGTCCCTTAAGGGATGAACGATATGTGTATTGTAACACATGACTATGTATAAGACCAGTTTTGTAACATGTGTTACAAAAATCCTGTGGATCAAAAAAATTCCCGACTTTTTTTTCCCGAATTATGGGAATGAAAAGTCGAATTTGCCTCAGAAACCGATTTTGTGGTGAGGATTCGACTTGTGGTGTGGAACATCCCAAACAAATGTAATTCTATCAACATCACCGACATTCTCTGCCTCATGAGGTATTTTATTATAAAACCAGAAGAATGTGCCAGGTTCTACAATCATTTCTTCATCACCGACTCTGTAACGATATCTTCCCTGTAATGATAAGTGATATCTATCCTTATGCTTATAATAATCTCCTTTATCAATATGTTCTAAAACTCTATTACCTGGAGATAATTTAAAAAATGCTGCTCTACCAGTTTTCTTGATCTTATACTTTTTCCAAAATTTATGAATTTCTGTGTAATAATCGTAAAGTGCAGTCTTTTTCTTACCATTATGTTCATGAGGATCTATACCAGGAGGAACTGATGCCCACACTAAAGGTAAGAACCCATACGGATTCTTATCACCACCCAAATTTTGTTGTTTAGACACCCAATTCCAATGATCTGGATCCATCTGATCAAGAAAAGGTTTTGGGTCAATACCTGTTTTTATAATTCTTATATTTGTCTTATATGGATTCATCTATAATTAGAATTTGGTTTTCCATCAGGAATACATTCTAAAACCTTTTCTCTTGGAAACCAACCAAGTCCACGCAAGGCAGTCGTGTCAGCACATGTAACATCTCTTTCACCTGGTGTGTTCTCTTTAACTGGTAAATTTGCCTGACCAAATGCTTCTGCTAGTTCCTGAACTGATATAGCCTCACCTGTTCCAACATCAATATGCCCAGTATATGTACCAGACAATAGATAACAGATTGCTCTAGCAACATCCTTAACATGAATCCAATCTCTTTTATGGTTGGTAATATATGTTGCTGTCTTATCCTGTAACTTCCTGAATAACATATCAGATCTACTGTCCTCACCATATACAGTCTGGAATCTCATTCCTACACTATTAGGTGGTGCTTGCAATTCATTAACCTTCTTAGTAATACCATAAGGATTCTGCCACCACTCCTCTACTTGTGCTGAACTAGCATAGAGTAGTCTGACATTATATCTCCTACAATATTCAAAGATAGGTTTAGACTTCTCTACATTATTCTCCCAGAATACTTCTGGATTGTCCAAACTACCTCTGATATTAGCAAATGCTGCTAGGTGTACGACATAATCATATGGTTTATCGAACATACCAATCTCAGACTGAAAATCCCCGACATCATCAGGGAAATCTATACCGTCAACAAGTTCACCGTAACCTGCATCATATTTGAGATGATTGTAGACATAACTGCCTATAAATCCTTTGTGTCCTGTGACCAAAATCTTTGTCATGATAACTCTTTAATTTTATATTTCCAGTACTCTCTCTC